AGCTCTTCAACCTGCTGGTCACCACTGCTGGGGCCAGGCCCATGAAGGTCAGCATCCGTGCTGCCACTGCTGCCAAGGCCAAGCTGTACGCCAAGAACCGCTGGCCCGATTCCAACGCCATCATCATCAAATGACCCTGCTCGACGATCTGACCCAGCTGTACTGGGCGCTGGGTGAGTACGGCATTGATGACCCCCGCCGGATGAAGGCGGTGGTGCGTGAGATCAGCCAGATCATCCGCACCTGGGCGCCTGATCCTGGCCAAGCCAAGATCTGCCACCTTGCCATCAATGAGGTGGCAGACCGTCTACTCCGCGACTGCCAGATCAATGAAAGCGCTGATTGATGCTGAGCTGTTCCTGTACCGCTGCGCGGCAGGGGCTGAGTTTGAAGCCGAGTGGGCACCGAACGACTGGACCTACTTCTGCCGGCACGGTGAGGCGCAGGCCAGCTTCCAGGACCAGTTGGCTGAGTTCATGGAGCAGCTGCCCAACTTCGATGCGGTGCTGGTCTTCAGTGAGGGCCCGAGCTTCCGGCACTCTCTCTGGCCGGCGTACAAGGCCACCAGGAAGAAGTACCGCAAGCCAGCTGGTTACGGCCGGCTGATCGAGTGGGTGAAGACCGTGGCACCTGGCCGCGGCTGGGCCATCGCAACGCTGCCTGAGGTTGAAGGCGATGACGTGCTGGGGATCCTTTGCGATCCCGGTGATGTGATCGTCAGCCAGGACAAGGACATGCTCACCCTCCCAGGCCTTCACCTGCGGGAGGAGGGGTTGATTGAGGTGAGCCGCCGTGATGCGGACATGGCCTTTTACTCACAGGCTCTGACCGGTGATGCAGCGGACAACTACCCCGGCTGTCCGAAGTACGGGCCGGTGACAGCACGCAAGCTGTTGGCGGACTGTGACGATGAGGCCGACATGTGGTCTGCGGTGCGGCGTGCTTACGAGAAGGCCGGCTTCGATGAGCGCTATGCGGTCACTCAAGCCCGCTGTGCTCGTATCCTCCGGCCAGGGGAGTACGACCATGAGCGGGGCATTCCGCTGCTGTGGAAGCCACCGGTAGCCTGATGGTGTGATGCACCTGTGTGGTGGTTCCTCTCCCGCGTCTATCCGAACAGCTGGTTGCGGCTCTGGCGGCTCAGTTCCCAGAGCGTTCCGCTGAGCTGAATTGGAATGAGAAGGAGGTCTGGTTCTACGCCGGACAGGTGTCAGTTGTTCGCTGGCTTGCGTTGAAGCTGGAGGAACAGGAGGAGGGCTTGTTCAACTTGGAGGACGGCTGATGTGCATGGGAGGCGGCCAGGCAGCCACGATCACCATGCCTGACACCGGTGCTTACGACCGGCTGGGGCAGGGGCAGATCGACGCGATGAAGTCGGTCATGGAAAGCGGCACCCAGATGAAGCAGCAACAGCTGAACGCAGCGACGCTGGCGCAGCAGAAGGTGATGACCGACCTGCGTGATCTGCGGACGCAGCAGGCCAATGACACATCAGCTCAGGCGGCACGGCTGGCCGCGCTGATCGGTGTGCCGCCACCGGAGAAGGCGTCAGAGGCTCCTGTGGTGGGCAGGAACCGGGGCACGCTCACATCAAAGGGCAAGGGTGCTCTGCGGATTGAGCGCACTGTTGCATCGTCCAATGGCCAGGGTGCTGGCCTCAACATCACCTAGGAGAACCGGCCATGTGTTTCGCAGGACCCCAGGCACCAAACATCGTCTACCAGGGCCCCAGTGACGCTGAGATTGAGGCGAACCGTGCCTCGCTGGATCAGTACCGCTCGCAGATGGGACAGCAGCAGGCGGACTTCCAGAAGCAGCTGCAGGTTCAGATCGACGCAGCGAACGCTGAGACCGACAGGATCAAGCAGCAGTACGAGGCGGATGCTGCTGCCGCTGCTGCCGCGGCCGCTGCCCAGCAGACCGGTAGCTATGCGGTGACTGCATCGCAGACCGCACCGGTCAATGCTCAGACCACTGCGGCCACAACCAAGAAGGAGAAGCCTAAGAGCACTCTCAAGATCAGCACTGGCGGTGTGGCTGCATCGGCTGGCTCTGGTCTCAACATCGGGGTCTGAGCCATGTGTGCAGGCAACCAACGACGCAACGCTGAACATGAAGCCGCCAAGCGGCAGCGTGAGGCTGATGCTGTCGCCGCTCAGCGGCAGGCTGAAATGAACCGCCTTGCGGCTGAACGGCAAGCCACGGCTGCAACGCAGCAGGCACAGCTTCGGCAGATGCAGGAACAGGCTGCAGCGGAGCAGGGACTACAGCAGGCAGAGGTGGATCGACTGCGAGCGCAGCAGCAGGAACGCCTGGCGGGCCTTCAGTCCATGGGCACTGCGATGTCGCAATCGTTGCGGATCCTTGGCAGTGCTGGCAGCCAGCAGGCACCGACTGCAGCGGTGGCACCACGTCAGAAGGAACAAGCCGGTGCAAGGTCAACCACTGCATCCCTGCGAATGGGTGCAACCAGTCAGGGCAGGGGCTCTGGCGCCAACGTCGCGGTGTAACTCATGGCCACAGCAGAAGCTCGCTACCGCGCTCTCCAGCCAGACCGCGACAACTACCTCAGCCGTGCGCGGTCATCGTCGCGGTTGACGGTGCCGTATCTGATCCCCTCCAGCAATGAGCCGGTGCGGGAGAACAACGAAACCTTTGTGCTGCCATGGAATGGCATCGGCGCCAGGGGTGTTCACAACCTGGCCAGCCGTCTGCTGCTTGCCCTGTTGCCGCCCACTGAATCGTTTTTTCGCTTCACGGTGGATGAGGTGGCGATGCAGAAGCAAGAGATGCAGATGGCGCAGCAGGGGATGCCTGAGGATCAGATCGCTCAGATGAAGTCTGAGATTGAGCTGGCCCTGAACCGTCTCGAGTTGTCAGTGCTGCGCAGCATTGAGACCAGCAATGACCGGGTGGCCGTTCATGAAGCCCTGGTGCACCTGATCGTTGCTGGCAACTGCCTGCTCTATGTCAGCGAGGAAGGCCTGAAGTGCTTCCACCTGAACCGCTACACCCTGCTGCGGGACCCGATGGGCAACCCGGTTGAGGCGGTGGTGTGCGAGGAGATCAGCTATGAGGCACTGCCTGATTCCATCCGCAAGGTGATGGAGGAGGAGGACCAGGAGCTCAAGGGCATCATCGACAGTGAGGTGCCGATCCCCAAGTACGACAAGGCTGTTCGCATCTACACCCACATCGTCTGGGAGGGGAAGAGGGTGCGCTGGCACCAGGAGATCAAGGGCAAGGAGATCGACGGCACACAAGGCAGTGCATCAGCTGAGGCATCGCCCTGGCTGCCGCTGCGCATGATCCGTGTGGATGGCAGCAGCTATGGCCCTGGCTATGTGGAGTCTGCGTGCATCGCTGACCTGCAGACCGCTGAAGCACTCAGCCAGGCCATGGCTGAGGGTGCGCTGGTGTCGGCCCAGGTGAAGCACTTGGTCAAGCCGAGTGGTGTCACCAATGCCAAGCAGCTGGCTGAAGCACCGAACGGTGCCTACCTGCCTGGCAACCCGGATGATGTCTTCACCATCCAGGCCCAGAAGGGTGGTGATCTGAACGTGGCGATGTCTGCTCTGCAGCGGATTGAGGCACGCCTGGCTCAGGCCTTCATGCTCGCTGACATGCGTGATGCAGAGCGGGTCACGGCCGAGGAGGTTCGGCTTCAGGCCCTGCAGCTGGAGAACAGCCTGGGATCGATCTACGCCGTGTTGACGGTTGAGTTCCAGAGCAAGTACATCGCCCGCAAGCTCGAGCTGTTCACCCGCAGCGGTGGAATGACACAGCTGCCGGAGGGTCTGGTGAAGCCAATGGTCAGCGTTGGCCTGGCTGCTGTTGGCCGCGGCAACGACCTGGAGAAAACCGCTCGCTTCATGCAGATCCTGCAGCAGACGATCGGTCCTGAAGGGATTGCCCAGTACGTGATCCCAACAGAGCTGATCCGCCGTCTGGCCAGCTCGATGGGCATCAGCCCGCTGGGTCTGGTGAAGACCGACCAGCAGCTTGCTGCAGAAGCGCAGCAGGCCCAGCAGCAAGCCATGGCCCAGCAAGCCATGGCCGCTGGGATGGCCGACCCTCAGAAGTTGGCCAATGCCGCCGCCACGTCTCAGGAGATGGCGATGGCACAACAGCAACCCCCTGAAGAACCAACCGCATGACCAATTCCAATCTTGTCCTCAGCCAGCCCGAAGCCGAAGCAACGGGGATAGTGGCCCCTGGCCAGGAGGCGCTGCTTGATGAGTTCGTTGCCGAGCAGGAACAGGAAGAGCAGCAGCGGATCCTTGGCAAGTTCAACTCACCCGAGGAGCTCGCCAAGGCCTACCAGGAGCTGGAGAAGAAGCTGGGTCAGCCGAAGCAAACTGACCCAGCCGAAGCTCCCTCACCTGCCCAGGGTTACACAGCTGAGCAGGCTGTCCAGACCTACGGGCAGGAAGCAGTTGAAGCCCTGGCCGGGAAGGGTCTGAACCTGGCTGAAGTGATGTGGCAGGCCGATCAGGGCCAAGACATCAGCAGCCACTACGACTCTCTTGCCGAGGCGTTCAATGTCCCGCGGCAGCTGGTGGAGGCCTATGTCACCAAGACTCAAGCTCCTCCTGCTGCAGCAGCTGACAGCCCGGTTCTGTCTGAGCAGGATGCTGCCCAGCTCAAGGCGATGGTGGGCGGTGACGACGGGTTCCAACAGCTGAGTGCCTGGGCGCAGCAGAACCTTGATCCAGCTGAGCTGGCTGATTACAACGCCGTGGTGGACAGCGGCAACAAGCAGGCGATCAGCTGGGCGCTCAAGGCCATCCAGGCCAAGGCATCAGGGCCTGCTGCACCGAGCGAGCCGAAGCTGATCAGCGGTGGCCGGCCGCCTGCGGTGGAGAAGTTTGAGTCCAAGCAGCAGGTGCTGGATGCGATGTCCAAGCGCAACGAGAAGGGTCAGAAGCTGTACGAGGTGGATGACGCCTACCGCCAGAAGGTCCGTGAACTGCTCGCCAGGAGTGATGTGTTCTAGTACCTTCAGGGCAGGGAATACTCCTCACCCCTGCAACTGACGGGCCCCTGCGGGGATAACCCGAGCTGGTGAAGGTGGAAGTGAGACCCGATCACTTCTCTTTACAGACTCATGGCTACTCCTCCCGATGCCGCGCTGCAGCGGATTGGTCAGATCAAAGGCGATGCCGCCACGTGGGGCCCTGGTGCCGCCGGTCTTGATAAAGACCGTGCACTCTTCCTGAAG